GCGGTTCACGCACATTGCTATCGCAAGAACGCATGGATGCTGAACTTGGACTTGGCGGTGGCGCTTCAACACTTGGAGGCGAATAATGCCGGGGCATTATGGGTCGAAAGACAAGATGAAGGACAAAGTGTCTAAAGTCATGCGCGAGTACAAGGCTGGCAAGCTGAAGTCATCCAGCGGCGACAAGGTAAAGTCACGCGACCAAGCGGTTGCCATCGCAATGTCTGAAGCCGGTATGGCGAAGAAAGGCAAATGATGAAAGAGGTATGGGATAAGCCACGCCCCAAAGATTTGGGTGAGCCAAAAAAGCTAACGCCAATGCAAAAGGCCGCAGCCAAACAAATGGCGAAGAAGTCGGGCCGTCCATACCCGAACCTTGTGGACAATATGCGAGCCGCGAAAGGCAAATGACATGAAGTTCTCCATTGAGATTGAGATCGAAGAAGAAGAAAAAGAAGAGGAGACGAAAACTCCTTCGGCGTTCGAGCGCAAAGTTGCCAAGATGTTGGCGAAGAAGGCTGGCCGCAAGACACCGAACGAGATGGATATGAAGAAGGCAGCAGAACTAGCCGACGAAGAGGAAGACAATGGCGACTAGAGCGTTGGAAACTGTCTACCGTGACAGACATATGCGCGTCTATAAATGGACGGGCCTTTTACAAGGTGACGATGGCGCACCACTGCAAGTCGATGAGTTTCACCACATTACAATCCACGGTTTCGGCGCATTCGATGGCAGCGCTAACCTGAATATATTGGGGTCGAACGACGGCAGTAACTTTGCTGTGACTAAAAAGCACGATGTTGGCTCAATGATTTTGACAGCAGATTCAATTGAAAAGATGCTGACTGAGCCTCGCTTTATTAAGCCCAGCATTACGTCGGGTAACGCATCAACGAACATCGCTTGCTGGGTTGTTTTGCGAACTGACGGCACGACATGAGTAAGTACAAAGACCCTGAAGGTGGATTGACAGAAGCCGGTCGCAGAAAGTTCGAAGCCTCGGGTGAGAGCAAGAACTTAAAGCCCGGAGTCAAAGAGTCATCCCCCACTGGCGAGAAAGCCAGACGCAAAGGGTCTTTCCTCACTCGGTTCTACACCAATCCGAGTGGGCCATTGGTTAACGATAAAGGTGAGCCGACACGCTTGGCACTCGCTGCGAACGCATGGGGTGAGCCTGTGCCGCGCACTGCCGCATCCGCAGCACGACTTGCCGCTAAAGGTCGTAACCTACTCGAAAAGTATAAGCTGGATAAGGAAGATTAAATGAATTACTCCGTCGATGAGATCATCAAGCGGCACAAACTCGCACGAGCAAAGAAAGAATTGTTCCGCGATTTGTACGAAGACGCTTACGAGTTCTGCCTGCCACAGCGTAACCTTTATGGCGGTGAGTACGAAGGACGTAGCCCCGGCCAGAAGAAGATGGCACGAGTGTTCGACTCGACGGCAATCAATTCAATTCAACGATTCGCTAACCGGATGCAGTCCGGTATCTTCCCGCCGCAGCGTAAGTGGTGCCGCCTAGAGCCGGGACCAGAGATTCCAGAAGATCAGCGTTATCAAGCGCAAGTCGTTCTCGACCAGTACACCGAGAAGATGTTTGCTGCACTAAAGCAGTCGAACTTCGATATGGTGATTGGTGAGTTCCTGTTGGACCTCTCCATCGGTACAGCCGTGATGATGGTGCAGCCGGGAACGGATGATAATCCTATCTCGTTTACCCCAGTGCCACAGTTCCTCGTGTCGTATGAAGAGGGCGCAAACGGCATGGTGGATAACGTCTACCGCATGATGCGTGTAAAAGGCGAGGCCGTTGCACAACAGTGGAAAGGCGCAAAGATTCCGTCCGACTTGGCACGGATGATCGAAGACAAGCCGACCGAAGATATCGACTTTACTGAGGCGACGCTGTTTAACTACCGCCGTGGTGAATACCATTACTGCGTGGTGCATGAGAAGAGCAAGAGCAAGATTTATGAGCGCACATTAAAGACAAGTCCGTGGGTGATTAGCCGCTACATGAAGGTGGCTGGTGAAATCTATGGTCGTGGTCCTGCGATTACGGCGCTGCCTGACATTAAGACATTGAACAAAACGCTTGAATTGCTGCTGAAGAATGCTTCGCTGGCAATCTCGGGTGTGTACACCGCTGCGGATGATGGCGTATTGAACCCGCAGACGGTGAGGATTGTCCCCGGTGCGGTTATCCCAGTGGCGAGAAACGGTGGTCCGCAAGGCGAGTCTCTCAAAGCACTGCCCCGTGCTGGGGACTTCAACGTCAGCCAGATCGTTATCAATGATCTGCGTCAGAACATCAAGCGTACCCTGCTGGATGAGTCGCTGCCACCTGACAACATGAGCGCACGTTCGGCCACTGAGGTGGTTGAGCGTATGAAGGAGTTGTCGCAGAACTTGGGTTCGGCATTTGGTCGCTTGATTAACGAGACCATGATCCCGCTCGTGTCCAAGATGCTGGAGGTGATGGACGAAAAAGGTCTGCTGGTAATGCCGTTGAAGGTTAACGGTATGCAGATCAAGGTTGCGCCGGTTGCTCCGCTGGCAATGGCGCAGAACATGGAAGAGATTCAGAACATCATGCAGTTCAAGCAGATTGCTGAGACCTTTGGACAAGAGGGTGCAATGGCGCTGAACAATGGTGAGACCGTGGACTACATCGGCGACAAGCTGGGTGTGCCTGCTACTTTGCGTACCAGTGCTATTGAGCGTCAGCAAATGATGGCAGCACAGGCGCAAGCGGCTGCGGCAATGGCAGAGTTTCAGGGTCAAATTCCACAGGGATCGACGCAGGCCGTCGAGCAAGCAACAGGCGAAATGGATATTGGAGCGGCGTAATGGATTACGGCAAACGACCTGATGGAATGCCAAAGGGCAGTGGGTACTTTGGTGAGATCAAACGTCCCGATGGCAACGTCATGACCGAGATCAGCATTGGCGTAGGATTGAACGGTAAAGAAACGCAAATACCGCTGATCGTGCCGACTCTAAATAAGCAAGAGTTGGATGCGCTGATGAAGAATGATCCCAAGTCTAAAGACTTTATGAAGCGCATTCCTCCATCAATTATCGATAAAGCAGTAGACCATGCGGTGCAAAGGATGAAGCAAAACAAGTCACCGTATGCCGAAGAAGGAGAGAAGTTCGCAGTTCCAAAATAAGGAGGACAAATGGCAGGGTGGGATGATTTAGACGCAATTCCCAAAGTCGATACAGAAGAACTAACGACAAAACGACAAGACTTAGACCGCTTGGTACAACGTGTGTTTGGCACTGAGGACGGTCAGAAATTGCTGAAATGGATGCGAGAGGTCTATCTTGAGAATCCATCTTGGCAACCCGGAGCGGATAACAGTTATGGCTACTGGCGCGAAGGCCAGAACGCCGTTGTCCGCGATCTTGAAGTCCGTATAAGGAGAGCATTGCAATGAGTGACACAGCAGATACCGGCGGCCTCCTCGCTGGTGAGTCGATTGATTCCCCAGATGAGGCGACAACCACGGAGACTGGTGTAGATGTTCCGCATATCGAACAGCCCACTACAGCTTCCGCAGTTGAAAACGATGACGGTCCCTTAGAGCGGCCAGACTATTGGCCTGAGAAGTTTTGGAACAAGGATGGCAATGAACCTTTACTGGAGGAAATTGCCAAATCGTACACAGAACTGGAAAAGAAGTTTCGTGCAGGAAAGCACAAAGCTCCGGAAGGTGGGAAGTATGACACCAGTGTCTTGGGTGGCGACATTTCCGATGATCCGTTGGCAAGCGCCTATGTTGGCTGGGCGGCAAAATATGGCCTAAGTCAGGAAGCATTTGATGAGATGGCCGGTCAGTTTGCCGAAATTATGGGTGGTCAGGCAGAAGAAACGCAGCAAAGCAGAGAGCGTGAACTTGCCATGTTAGGTCCAAAGGCTGATGCCATCATCAAAGGCCATGTCCAATGGGCAAAAGGTCTGGTGCAGAAGGGTATCTGGTCAGCCGAGGACTTCGAAGAGTTCAAGGTTTGGGGTGGTACAGCCCGTGGTCTTAACGCTTTGACAAAACTTCGTGAGACTTACGAAGGTCGAGTTCCGGTAGAATCCGTCCAGATGGAAGGCGCTCCAAGCAAGGAAGAACTGTATGAAATGGTGGGTCGGCCAGAGTACAAGACCGATCCAGCTTACCGTCGCAAAGTAGAGAAACTGTTCCAACAGACGTTCGGAAGTTAACGACTCCCTGCCACTTGGCATTGCCCCGCTTCGGCGGGGCTTTTTTATTGCACTTTTTAAAAAAAGGGTGTATAAGCTTGCCGTAAGGACAACCTTCGCGGCCCTTGATGGAGGTGAATCTTCCCGCCTATGGCGTGGCGTAAACGCAAGTCGCGGCCCAGAAACTCTGGATAACCAAGGCAAAGAGTGTTTTTCTAACTTTTTGACGAGGTAACATCATGGCAATTTCAGTATCTAATGCCTTCGTTACCCTGTTCGATGCCGAAGTTAAGCAGGCTTATCAGGCTGAGTCCGTCCTGCGTAACACTGTTCGGCTCCGTACAGGCGTAGAGGCTGCAACACACAAGTTCCCAAAGATCGGCAAAGGCGTTGCCACAGTTCGCGTTCCGCAAACTGATGTCACTCCGCTAAATGTCTCTTACTCACAGGTAACTGTGACTTTGAGCGACTACATTGCTGCCGAATATTCGGATATCTTCAACCAAGCTAAGATCAACTTTGATGAGCGTCAAGAACTCGTTCAGGTTGTATCGAAGTCGATCGCACGTCGCCAAGACCAGCTGATTATCGATGCACTGACTAACTCCGGTACTGCGCTGACAGTCGCCTCCAGCATCGGTGGTGCCAACACCAACCTGAATCTGGACAAGCTGCTGGCTGCTAAGAAGCAACTGGACGCCAAGAACGTGCCTCCGACTGACCGTTTCGTGGTTATCCACGCAAACAACTTGGCATCGCTGCTGGACGAAACCGAAGTTAAATCGTCTGACTTCAACACCGTGAAAGCACTGGTGGCTGGTCAGGTCGATACTTACCTCGGCTTCAAGTTCATCACCGTTGGTGATCGTGACGAAGGTGGTTTGCCGCTGGCATCGGGCGACCGCAAAGTCTACGCTTTCCACAAGCAATCTGTTGGTATGGCCGAAGGCATGGGTCTCACCACTCGTATCGACTACATCCCAGAAAAGACCTCATATTTGGTCGCTTCGATGTTCTCGGCTGGTGCTGTGGCTATCGACGCCGAAGGCATCGTGGAAATCACCTGCGATGAAAACGGCGCGTAAAGGAGAATAATCATGGCATTTAGTTCAACTGGTCTTAACTCTGCTGGCGCTCAGTCTAAAGCTGGTAACGCCCCACAGATGTGGACATACACCACCACCGATGCAATCGGCGATGTCAACACTGCTGGCTATTTCAATAGCGTAGCTTCGTTGCTCAAAGTCGGCGACATCATCTTCTGCCACACCAGCACGGGTGGTACTCCGGCGATGTCAATCGTCTGGGTAAACGCCAACTCCGGCACCGTGGTAGACGTAACTGATGGTCTGACAGTCACTGCAACCGACTCAGACTAATTCGGTTCGAAGTAGTTCCGGGGCTGGCTTCTCACTTGGGAGGTCAGCCCCTTCTTACATGAAGGATTTGTAATGGCTGCTGGCGATTCCTCTTTGCGTATTTGCTCTGACGCTCTGTTGATTCTTGGCGAAAAGCCGATCTCATCCTTTAGCGAAGGCACTGATTCAGCCAACATCTGCGACCGGCTGTATCCCAACATTCGTGATGCGTTGATCCAGCAGTATCCTTGGGCGTTTTCGTTCAAGAAAGTCTCGCTGGCACAAACAATCAACACGCCTATTAACGAGTGGAAATACGAATACCAACTTCCTGCTGACCGCATTGGCCCACCACGCGCTGTGTTTACCAGCACCGCTGTCGGCGCTAGGCCATTCCAAGAGTGGGAAATCTATGAAGATAAGCTATTAACTAACTCACCAACGATAGTGGTTGACTATCAATTTTCGGTGCCTGAGAACAAAATGCCGGTGTACTTTGTTCAGCTGCTGAAGTACATGATGGCATGGCACTTGGCAGAACCATTGACTGATCAAGCAACAAAAGCACAATACTGGCAAAGCGTAGCCGTTGGCGCTCCATCAGACAATGGGCGTGGTGGGTATTTCCGTATTGCTGCCAATATTGATGGGCAAGGTCAGACGCCACAAGCAATTGAAGATTTTAGCTTGATTGCTGTGAGGTACTGATGACTCGCTTCATCAACATTCAGACGAACTTTACTTCGGGCGAGATTGATCCGTTGTTAAGGGCGCGTATTGATTTAAAACAATACGAGAATGCCTGCTCTAAGTTGACGAATGTAATCGTTCAGCCGCAAGGTGGTGTGAAGCGTCGTTC